TAAAGTTTGGACTCCACCATCATCTCTAGATTCACCGCCTGCACCAGACGGTTATAGACACAGATGGATAAGAACTGAAACAATGGGTTTCGATGACACTCAAAATGTTTCAGGTAAAATGCGTTCCGGATGGGAATTTGTAAGAGCAGATGAATATCCGAATGATAATTATCCAAGTGTTAATGACGGTAAGTATGCAGGAATGATAGGAGTTGGCGGCCTTGTGCTGGCAAGGATACCTGAAGAAATCGCAAAGTCGCGTGAAGCGTACTTTAATAAAGTTACTGCCGAAAGATCAGACGCAGTTGACAACGATCTTATGAAGGAACAGCATCCAAGTATGCCGATTAATAATAATCGACAGACTCGTGTAACTTTTGGTGGTTCGAAAGACTAAATTTTTAGATATTTTTACCCATCATTTTAATCAACTAACCCTTTAAGGAGGAAAACAATATGGCTAATCAAGATGCCGCATTTGGTTTCAGAGCAATGGGAAAACTGGGTAGCAGTGTTAATAACATGGCTACAAGTGAATACAAAATAGCTGACAACGCTAACCTTGATTTATTTCAAGGTATGATTGTCGGTAATGCTAGTGGTGTAATAACTGCTGGTACCGCAACAAGCACTAAAAATCTTGGTGTTTTAAATGGTGTGTTCATTTCCAAAGACCCGTCAACTGGAAAACCAACTTTTAAAAATCAGTATTCGCAAACTAATGTGGCTACTGGTGAAGTAATAACCGCGTTCGTTTACGACGATCCTAACACTCTGTTTGAAGTTCAAGCAGGAGGAGTCTTAGCACAAGCAGCACAAGGTAATAATATTGATTCAATTCTAGGATCTGGTGACACTGTCACTGGTAGAGCTAAATCAACTACCGCTTCTTCTGTTACTGGTTCTGGTGCTACAGCACAGTTCAGGATTATTAAACCGTCAACAGACGTACTTAACAATGATATCGCTAGTGCGAATTGTAATTATGTAGTTAAATTTAACGAGCATCTTTACCTTACGACTACTGGTGGTGACGCATAATAGCAGGAGGAATATATGGCTATATCAAGAGGACAACTAGCAAAAGAGCTAGAGCCAGGTCTGAATGCATTATTCGGACTTGAGTACAAAAACTACGAAAATCAACATTCTGAGATTTTCGACAAAGAATCATCTGACAGAGCTTTTGAAGAAGAAGTAATGTTATCTGGTTTTGGAACTGCTGGAGTTAAGCAAGAAGGATCTGCTGTGGGTTATGACGATGCACAAGAGACTTTCACTTCAAGATACACTCATGAGACAATTGCTCTCGCTTTTTCTATTACTGAAGAAGCAATTGAGGATAACTTGTATGATAGTCTTGGTTCACGTTATACCAAAGCACTAGCAAGATCTATGGCGACAACTAAGCAAGTTAAAGCTGCAAACGTACTAAACAATGGATTTAGTTCTTCGTTCCCAGGCGGTGATGGTAAGGAGCTTTTTGCTACTGACCACCCAACTTTGAACGGAACTGTTTCTAATGAGTTAGCAACGTCTGCCGATCTTAACGAGACATCTTTAGAGCAAGCACTTATTGACATTGCTGCTCTTACTGATGAAAGAGGCTTAAAAATTGCTGCAAGAGGAGTAAAAATGATTATTCCTTCTGCTCTACAATTTACAGCTGAAAGACTGATGAAGTCTTCTCTAAGAGTTGGTACTGCAGATAACGATACTAATGCAATCAAATCAATGGGGATGATTCCTCAAGGTTATGTAGTGAATAACTACTTAACTGATACTGATGCATTCTTTATCAAAACTGATGTTCCTAATGGAATGAAATACTTCGAAAGAGCAGCATTAAAAACTGCTATGGAAGGTGATTTCGATACAGGAAACATGAGATATAAAGCTAGAGAAAGATACAGCTTCGGCTTTTCTGACTTTAGAGGTATGTTCGCATCTCCAGGTGCTTAATCTTTAGATTAACACTAAAATATTGAGGGGGCTTCGGCCCCCTTTTTATTTGCATATTTATATTTAAAAGAGTATAATTCATCTTAACAAACTGAGATAAACTTTTGGTGTAGACGTACTCAGACGACGGCCTAGAGACTACATCGAAATAACTAGGAGAAAAATTATGGCAAACACTACCTTTTCAGGACCAGTCATTTCTAAAAATGGCTTTGTAAATACAGGTCCTGGTATGACTGTTAGCTTAACAGCTGACACTACATTAACAGTCGCTACACACGCTGGCAAAATCTTACTTACAAATGATGCAGATGGTAAATTTACTTTACCTTCAATCAATGTAAATTCAAATGGCGCATCAGCAGGTGATAATGACGTTAACAACTTAAACAATATCGGTGCAACTTTTCACTTTTATGTGGAAACTGCTGCAACTGATATGGACATTAAAACAGATGGCACTGACAAATTTAAAGGTGGTATCATGATTGCAGTAGATGATGGTTCTAAAAAAGCTTTTATCCCAGCTGCAACAAATGATGTTATAACTATGAATGGTTCTACAAAAGGTGGAATCGTTGGTAGCGTAGTATCTTTCACAGCAATTGATACTGCTACATATTTAGTTCACAGTTCTTTACTGCTTGGATCAGGTACGATAGTAACACCATACGCAGACGCGTAATAAATAATAATTTAGAGGGCCTACGGGCCCTCTTGGTTTAGGAGAAAAATATGAGTTCAGATGTATTAGCAATAAAACCTTTAACATCTTCAGGAAGAGTTCAAGGATTTATAGGAACAGGTGCTGGCACAGCAACTAACCTAGGTCCCATTAGAATTAAATCTATTCAAGCTCAATCAAGCGCAGCAGACGCAGTTATAATTATTTATGATGGCACCAGCGCAAGTAGCACTAAAATAAAAGCTCAATTTAAATTTGGATCAGGGGCTAATGAATCTTTTGACCATTACATACCAGGTGATGGTATTAAATTTAATACTGGTGCTTATGTTGCATTAACAAATTGTGATTTTTTTGTAGCATATTATACCGGGTAAGGGGATTAGCTAAATGGCAACTTCCGGCACTAATACTTTTGAAAGTACTTTTGTTTTAGATGAAGTATTTCAAGAAGCCTATGATCGTGTAGGTATTAAAGAAATTACAGGTTATCATTTAACTTCAGCTAGACGTTCTTTAAACATAATGTTGCAAGAATGGGCTAATAGAGGTTTACACCATTGGGAAATAGGTGAGACTAGTATTGATTTAGTTGAAGGTCAGGAAGAATATAAATTTTTTAGAAGCACTGCAGATGGCACAAGTGCTACTACTTTACCTACTAATGGTTTATACGGATTTGAAGATATTTTAGAAGCAACTTTTAGAACAGATAGAACTACTACTACTCAATCTGATTCTGCTATGAATAAAATTAATCGTTCTATTTATTCTGCATTAGCTAACAAATTATCTAAAGGTACACCTAATCAATATTATGTACGTAAGTTTGCAGACTATGTTAGTGTAACTTTTTATCCAACTCCGGACGCAACTGCGGCGGCACAAAATGCCCATATATATTTTGTTAAAAGAATCCAAGATGCAGGAGCCTATACTAATGAAGTAGATGTACCTTATCAGTTTGTACCGTGCATGGTATCAGGTTTAGCTTATTATTTATCACAAAAATATAACCCACAATTAGTACAACAAACTAAAGCTTTATATGACGAAGAATTATTAAGAGCTTTAACTGAAGATGGTTCTTCAACTAGTACTTTTATAACACCGGCGATTAATTATTATGGCTAATTTTGCAAGAGGTAAAAAAGCACTAGCAATTTCTGACAGAAGTGGCATGGCTTTTCCATACCAAGAAATGCGCACAGAATGGAATGGTGCGTTTGTACACTCTTCTGAGTTTGAAGAGAAACACCCACAACTACAACCACGTGCTAGAATCAATGATCCACAAGGTTTAAAAAATGCGCGTCCGGCAAGAACAGAAAATCCATCATTAAGATTATTAGAAT